TCTGCCGAAGCCAACACCAAACACGGCTTCAACGCCCATGCCGTCATTCTCGACGAGCTGCACGCATTCCCCAATCGCGACCTATACGATGTCCTAAAGACCTCGACCGGCGCACGGACTCAGCCGTTGGTCATTGCCATTACTACGGCCGGCCACGACACGAGCAGCATCTGTTACGAACTGCACGAGTATGCGCAGAAAGTCAAGGAAGGCAGCGTTGATGACGACACGTTTCTGCCGGTTATCTACTCAGCCGACAAAGACGACGACTGGACGGTGCCGGCTACGTGGGCGAAGGCCAATCCTGGTTATGGCACCATCTGCAAAGCCGACTACTTTGAGCAGGAGGTCAAGCGGTGCAAGGAGAATCCGCGGCAAATCAACACGTTTCTGCGTCTGCACCTGAACATCTGGACGGCAAGCGAAGAGCGGTGGGTGACGGACGACGAGTTTATGCGCGGCGCCGATGAGGTGGACGAAGCGTACATCAAGACGCTGCCGTGCTACGCCGGCATGGACCTGTCCAGCACCAAGGACTTGACAGCTGTGGCGCTTGTTTTCCGCGATGACGTTAATGACTGCTTTTATCTTAAATGCCACCACTTTGTAAACGAAGACAAGGCCAACAGCAAGAGCTTGAGCGGTGGCATCGACTACTACACCTTTGAGCGCCTTGGCTTGGTCACCATCACCGACGGCAACGTAACGGACATGATTGCGGTCCGCGAGCACATCCTGCAGCTTGCACAGGACTACGATCTACAGGCACTGGCTTATGACCGCTACATCGCGCACCTCGTCGTGCCGTTCCTTGACGGCATTGACTGCCAGCCGTTCGGTCAAGGCTACGCTTCGATGTCATATCCCACCAAACAGTTTGAGCTCTTGCTGTGCAAGGGTCAAGTAAAGCATGGCGGTCACGATGTGCTGCGGTGGCAGATGGGATGTGTGCACCTAGCACGCGACGAGGCGGACAACATCAAGGTGACAAAGAAGAAAAACAGCGAGAGTCAGAAAGTGGATGGCATAGTGGCGTCCATTATGGCCATGGGTTGCTACTTTAACAACGCACAGGAGGATGAACCTCTACTTGAGGTCATCAGTCTCTAGGGCGTAGCATTTGGTTTTGAATTGAGAGAGGGCGGGTCGCGACGGTGGCCTGCCCTCGTTATCTTGCTACATGCCCAATCGTCTACAGAGATTCGTCAAGGAGGCACGTATGCGCATTGGCCTTGATCGGCCTGAGGATGTCATTGCGGCCGTTGGCCTGTATGGACCTACTGCAGCTGGTGCGAACATGACGCACGACACCAGCATCCGTATCAGCACAGTCTACGCCTGCGTCTACAAGATTGCCAGCACCGTAGCCAGCCTTGGTCTCAATCTGTACATCACCGACAACCGCCGCCGCGACATCGTCCGCGACCATCCGGCCATCGACGTCTGCACCTTCCGACCTAACAGCGTCGAAACGCCGTTCTACTTCTGGGAGACCATCGTTGCGCAGGCTGTGCTTAAGGGCTGCGGCTACGCCATCATCCAGCGCGGAGCCGGTGGGGTGCCGCTGGCCATGCAATGCATCGACACGGACCTAGTCGAGCGCCGCATCGTAGACAACCGCGTCTTCTTCAAGTTGCACGACGATACGGTCGTAGCTCAGGAGGACATGCTAGAGATTTGCAACCTGCACCGGCGGTCGCCCATCCAGCTGCACCGCGAGAACCTCGGACTGGCACAAGCCGCCCAGGACTACGGTAGCCAGTATTTTGGCAACGGTGGGCAGATGACCGGCGTCCTGTCCAGCGATCAGCCGCTGAAGGCCGAGCAGATGGAGATGCTACAGCGCTCCTGGAACGCCTCACAAACTAGCGCCGGCACCAAGCTCCTGCCGTTTGGCTTTAAATACAACCGTATCAGCATTGCACCAGAGGAAGCACAGTTTATTGAGACGCGCAAGTTCCAAGCTGAAGAGATTTGCCGCATCTTCTCTGTTCCGCCTGCGCTGGTTCAGCTGGAGTCGCAGACAACTTACAACAACGTCGAGCAACAAAACCTCATGTTTGCACGCCACACGGTGCTGCCATGGGCCAAGCGCATCGAGCAAGAGCTTGCCAGCAAGCTGCTCACCACGCGGGAGTCGCGGAACCACTACTTCAAGTTTCAACTCAACGACCTGTTTCGCGGCGACATGCAAGCACGCGCCAACTTCTACACGCAGATGCTGCAGAACGGCGTGATGAACATCAACGAGGTGCGCGGCACCGAGGAACTCAATCCGATCAGCGGAGGCGACCAGCACCTTGTGCAGGTCAACCAGCTGAGCATTGACAAGATGCAAGCCTACTCCGACAAAATTTCAAGCAATGACGACGGACAATCACCTGCCTAAGTACGTTAGGCGAGCGCTGCACAACATCAGCAAGCGCACCGACAAGGCCACCTACATGCAACTGGTGGCAATCTATACCAACACGCCAGGCACGGACAAGGACCGGATCGCCGAGGTGCGCAAGTACCTGAGCGGCGTGGTGGAGCGCAAGCAACAGAAAGCCGCCGAAAGCGGCGTGCAGTACCGGCAGGCTGAGATGCGCGCCGAAGGTGACGAAATGGTGGTCGAAGGCTACGCCGCGGTGTTCAACAGCACGACCGACCTCGGACCGTTCCAAGAGCGCATCGCACCTGGTGCTTTTGACGACGTGCTGAACGACGACGTCCGGCTGCTCATCAACCACGATGGCGTGCCGTTAGCGCGCACTGCCAACAACACGATGGAGTTGACGCAGGACGACACCGGACTGTACTACCGCGCGACGTTGAGCAACACGCAAGCCGGCAAGGACTTGTACGAGATGATCAAGCGCGGCGACATCTCCCAGTCATCGTTTGCCTTTACTATTGGCTACGAGTCGCGAGACGAAAATGACGTCCGAGTAATTGAGAAAGTGGACCGGTTAATTGACGTCTCACCTGTAACTTATCCGGCATATCAGGCCGCCTCTGTTTTTGCGCGCGCCGAAGAGAATAAAGAAAATGACTGATCTCCCAATCAAAGACTTGCAGGCCATGCGCCAGCAGTACGTCGACCAGCGCGAAGACGTAAAAAAAGCCGCTGAGCTGGAGGAGCGCGACCTGACCGACACGGACGTGAAGGAAATGGAAGACCTCGCCCAGCAGATTCGTAACATCGACCGCCAGCTGAAGGTCAAGCGTGAGGACGCCAAGATTGCCGAGAGCGCTGTACTCGCCGGTGAGGCTTCTAACGGTGAGGCTCGCGAGCTGCGCCGGATGAAGCGTCGGTTCGACCTCGGCACGGCTGTGCGTGAGGCCTACCAGAACGGCAAGGTGACGGGCGTCGCCGCCGAGTTTACCGAAGAAGCTCGGAAGGAAGCGCGCCAGGGTGGCGTCAGCCTCCGCGGTATGCTGTCCATTCCGAACAAGGTCATGCGTGCTGCCGTTGACGGTACTGCTGGTGACTTTGCTTCTGGGGCTGCCGGTGAGGGCGGACAGTTCGTCGGCACGAACATCGGCACGGCCATCGAGGCTCTCGCCGCTCCGACCGTGTTTGCACAGGCCGGTGGTCGCGTGCTCAACGGTCTGACGTTCAACACCGACATCCCTACGGTCAGCACGGTCTCCACGATCAGCGAGGTTGACGAGGGTGCAGCACCTGGTGCCGACAGCGGTATGGACCTTGGCAAGGCCAGCCTTACCCCGCAGCGCTTCAGCGCGTTTGCTACGGTGACCGAGCAGCTGATGATTCAGGGCGGTGTGGCCGTCGAGAACCTTATCGCCAATGACATGCGGCGTGAGATGAACCGGCAGATTGACAAGTACGCCTTCCGGCAGCTCGTTCCGACTGGTGGTGACGGCGATGCCGCTGCCCTGACCGTTGGCGACCTCGTGACCTTCGAGGGTCAGCTGGTGGGTGCTGGTGTCGACTACAACAACATCGTTGTCATCGTCAACGGTGCTGGCCACGGCACGCTTGCTGACGCCGCTCTGGTGAGCAACGTCAACGCTGCCCTCGACCGCACGAACAACACCTTGCTCGGACACCGGTACTTTGTGACCGACGTGATCCCTGCCGGCGTGGGTGCCACGGGTGCTTGCATCATGGGTGACCTCAACATGGCTGCTGCCATGGGCTTCTTCGGTGGTCTCGACATCATCGTCAACCCGTACACGCTCGACACCTCGCACAAGGTGCGCCTGTCCATCCACCAGTACGCTGACGCTGCCGTCATCTACGACGCCGCTTACAAGGATGTCTACGACGACGCCTGATAAGCAGTAATTACCTGACTCAGAAAGGCCCGCCACGTGCGGGCTTTTCTATTTTTACGGAATGCAAGTAGAGATAACCGGCCAAACGGTAGTCCTGGACAACATCGTCACGGTGGACGAGCTGAAGGCGTACATGCGGGTGACGCACACTGCCGAGGATACGCTGATCACAGCGTTGCGGCTTGCGGCCATCGCATACGTCGAGGAGCACTGCAACATCAAGCTGGGCACCTACAACATGCGCGGCTACCTGCCAGGCTTTTACAACGCGTATTTTCCTATGGGACCAGTGCAAGCTGTCACTGAGGTCAAGTACCAAACGACCGAGGACAAGACGTACAGCAACCTCACGACGCTGGCGACGACCAACTGGTACACGGACCTCATCAGCCAACCGTCGCGCATCGCCTTCCGCGACTACCCTAACGTCTACGAGTACGCTCTGACGCCGGTGGTTATCACCTTCAGCGCTGGGTATACGACGGTACCGACGCCGGTGGTGCATGCCATCAAGCTGCTTGTGTCTACCATGTACGAGAACCGGCAGGAGGAGGTGACGGGTAGCATCACCACGCGCCTCAAGTTCGGCCTCGACGCCTTGCTCAATCCGTTCCGCATCATCTACCAGCCATGAAGAACGCAGGACGACGAGACCGCTATATCACGCACCGCGCTGAGACGCTGACGCAGGACGACTACGGCCAGCCTACGGTCGGCTCTACTACGGACACGAACATGTGGGCCGAGGTGATCTACGCTGGATCTGCCGGCGAGAGCATGAAGGCCTACCAAATCTTCCCGCAGCGCGACGTGACCTTTGTTGTCCGGCATCCCAATCCCACTGACGACGTGTCCGGACTAAGCATCGCACAGGACGACGCCATCGTGTTCGAGAGCCGCGAGTACGAAATCCTTGGCTTTGAGGAGATCGGACGCCGCGACGGCTTGCGCATCTTCTGCAAAGAGAAGGGGACGGATGGCAGGTAAGGTCGAAGGACTTGACGAACTGCTGAAGCAGGTAGGCCGCATTGGCGAGTTTCCAAAGGAGATGAGCAAGGAGCTGCGCAAGGCCAACCGCAGCATCGGCAGCATGGCCAGCAAGAAGGTCAAGCCGCAGGTGCCGCGTAGCCGTCGCGTGTTCAAGGTGCGCCGCTCCGGTGCCCGCGGTGGCAAGCGTGGACCCAACATGGACATCCAACCTGGTACGCTGCGCCGGTCTATCGGAGTCCGCAACAGCCGAGGCAGCCGCATCAACGTCTTCGTCGGTCCGCGATCCGGTGGCGTGGCTGAGCGCAATGACGGATGGTTTGCCGGCATTGTTGAGAGCGGTCACGTCGGCGGCCGCAACAGGAGTGTGGGTAGTGAGGCTTACAACAAGATTGCACCGGCACTGGCACGCCTGCGGCCAGCTATGGAGCGCCTGATGATTATGAAGTACCGCAAGGCCTTCGACAAATACAAGCTGTAATGGAAACAGGAAAAGCGATATACAAGCTCCTCAAGGACAGCGCCGACGTGGGCGCCATCTGTGCCGACCGCATCTACCCAGAGCTGGCACAGCAGGACGTCGACACGCCGTTCATCGTGTACACCGTCATAGACACGACGCCGAGCGGAACCAAGAACGCCACGTCAAAGCTGGACACGGCGCGCGTCGAGCTGTACTGCGTCAGCGACGACTACGAGCAGAGCATGGACCTCGGCATCGCCTGCCGGTCTGCGCTGGATCGTCAGAGCGGAACGGTCAGCGGCGTCGAGGTGCAGTCTATTGACTTCGATACGTCCGACGTACAGTTTGACCCAGACCAGCGGGTGTACGTTTTGGAGCAGACCTACGACGTGCGGATACAGCGCACCGGCACGGCGCAGGTCGTGTCACAGTTTGCAGGCAACACGTTTACCGTCGAGGAGGTGGACGGCGACCCTAGCGGCGCGGTCAATAAGCTCGTGTTCAGCAACGGCACGGTGACCATCGACGGCAATACGGCTACGGTGGTCAGCGGTGGCGGTCCAGCTGGCGACAGCTACCATGGCCGTTACGATACGCAGGCCGAAGCCGAGCGTGCAGGCGCTACCGGCAACGTCGAGTACTACTACACCGCACGGCCTGACGGCGACGGCGAAGCTGAGAGCGAGACCAGCGACACCGGCGAGACGGACACCATCAACCGCACGCTGGCATATGCTACTAAGTTCCGCGCCGATCCGGACACCGCGGCGGACTGGACCGACTACACAACGCAGCCAGCCGATAACGCCAGCTTTGATACGGCAAAGGCGGCACTACTTGCCGGCCTCAACGAGACCGACGCCACAGCCGAGACGCGCGGCACCTTGCCGCTGTCGCTGAAGATGACCAGGACGACGACGGCGGTATCGCCAGACCTATTGCTCGACACCTACACCGGCGCGGCGGCGGCCTACTCTGTGCGCAAGCTGGACAAAGACTACACAGGAAGCTGTATGCGCGTCCGGCGCAGTAGCGACGAGGCCACGCAAGACATCGGCTTTGACAGTAACGGCGACTTGGACACAGCAGCTATTGCCAGCTTTGTTGGTGACGCCTACGGCTATGTTACCGCTTGGTACGATCAGAGCGGCAACGGCAACAACGCGACGCAGAGCACGACAGCGAACCAGCCAATGATTTACGACCGAGTGGCGGCGGCTGTTGTCACTGAGAACGGAAAGCCAGCAATTGAATTTGACGGAAGTAATGACTTTTTTGCAAGCGGCTCGGCCTACTCAACAGGCACGAACGAGTCGCACTTCATGGTGCGCAATGCTCAGGCAATTGACCGCCGAGTAGCTTGCACGCGAGGCACTGGTGGAGCGGGCACGGTTCAAGGTTGGCACCATAAAACTTGGGCTGGCGATTATGCCATGGTTGACGACGGCTCTGGTAATAGCATGACTGTAAACAACACCACGCCTAAATCCGGCCAACTATTGCGCTCAGCGTTTATGTCACAGAGTGCAATCTCAATTTTTGACAACGGCAGCAGCTACGGCTCGGCCTCTGGCTCTACCGGCAGTTTCAACAGCGGGCGAACCTTGCACCTCGGCACGAATGCCAACTTTCAGAATAATCAGTTTTTTGATGGCAACATGCAAGAATTGATTTTCTACAACAGCGACAAGAGCAGCGACCGCACCAACATCGAGTCCGACATCAACACCTACTTCAGCATCTACTGATGGCCACCGTCTACCTCCCAGTACAGCCTCGCCTGAACTTGACCAGCGAGCAACGCGCCCAGGGCATCAGTCAGGAGTTGTACAACCTGATTTTGCCTAAGCACCTGCACGAGCCGGACCGCATCACGACGCAGCTGCTGGCGCTCATCGAGCACCCCACGACCGGACAGTGGGCATGCGTTGGCGACACCGACCTTGCAATCAACGTGCACCCAGAGCGCGACGTGACGGCGCTGGTGGCTCTGTTCCCACAGCTGACCACCGACGAGCGTAGCGCCATGACGTACTACATCGCCACCAACAGCACGGTATACTTCCAGTACCTGATGCCGAGCGATGCGGAACAGCTAACACAAGAAGAAGCGGAAGCGGCCGGATGGTTCGGCGATTCGCTGTAAATTAGAAGCATGGAATTCATCCTGAACAATTGGGCTGAGCTTGTCCTGGCTGCCATGGCTTTCGCCAAGGTGGTCGTGAACTTGACGCCATCGGTCAACGACAATCGCGTGTTTAGTTACATCGATCTGTTGGTTGACGCTATTGTAACGAACAACACAAAAGAGAAATAATGGCGATTCTAAACGGAACCGTTTATGTGCTCAAGATGGGCACAGATGGCAGCGAGGTGCAATTCGCAGACCAGACCGAAGGCAGCCTCTCTATGAACATGGAGACGCGCGACATCACGACCAAGAGCTCCAGCGGCTATCGCGAGTTGCTCGGCGGCTTGCGCTCGGCGTCCCTTAGCTTCAGCGGCTTGGTCGACAGCACGCTCACCACCACCGGCGACTTGGCCTTCCTCATGGATCAGGTGGTCGGTCACGATACCGCAGCCAACGCCCGCACCAGCACGCACGTCCTTTTCGGCTTTGACGCTGGCACTGACACCACCGCCAACGACAGCCTTTTTGAGGGCGACGCCTTTATCACCAGCATTGAAGTCAGCGCCGGCACCGAGGACAACGTGAGCGTGAGCGCTACGCTTGAGTTCACTGGCGCCATTACTTACGCTGACGACGCAGGGTCCTGATGAAGCTGGAGCTTAGCGGCAAGGAGTTCACGCTCCGCTGCGATATGGCTGCTCTGGATCGCGCCAAGCAGCTCAGCGGCATCGAGCTCACCAAGCTCGACGAGGACGGCGACATCGTGGAGCTGTCTAAGCTGCTGTTCTACTTCGCCGAGAGCGGCGCCAAGTTTGCCGGCATTCCGTTCGACTACGAGCTGGACGCCTGGCTGGCGCTCATCGACATCAGCGATCTGCCTAAGCTCTCCGACGCTGTCAGCTCCGTGCTGGGCGGCTCGGAAAAAAAAAGCTGAAGGCAAGCCGCTCGACCTTGACGATATGAAAC